TGGACCAGGAGAAAATATTATTTGTGAAAACTCTGGTAGTAAAAATTCAAACTTACCATATTTAGCAGCACCCATAATATTAATTTTAGGTGAGCCTGATTGAGTTCCAGCAACTTCTTGAATTACATAAACTTTATTTTCTTTCATGACTTGACAATATAGTTATAAATGTTATCTTGTCAAGTAGAAAGAAGAAAAATTATGAACTATAAATTTAAAACAAAACCATACGCTCATCAAATGACTGCGTTAGAAAAGTCATGGAATAGAGAAACGTACGCTTATTTTATGGAAATGGGTACAGGTAAAACAAAAGTATTAATAGATAACATGTCCATGCTTTACGATAAAGGTAAAGTAGACGGTGCTTTAATTATAGCACCTAAAGGAGTTGTTGGAACTTGGTACAGTAATGAATTACCAACGCATTTACCAAATCACATAGAAAATGTGACTGTATTGTGGCAACCAAATATAAATAAAAAACAACAAGAAAAATTAGAAACTTTGTTTGAAGTAGAAACAGCTTTACATATTTTAATTATGAATGTTGAAGCTTTTAGTACAGACAAAGGTAGATTGTTTGCAGGTAAATTTTTAAGATCACATAATGCGTTAATGGCTATTGATGAGTCTACTACAATTAAAAACCCTAGTGCTAAACGTACTAAAAACATTGTAGCTTTATCTAAAGAAGCAAAATATAGACGTATTATGACAGGTTCTCCTGTCACTAAAAATCCGTTAGATTTGTTTAGTCAATGTGAATTTTTAAGTCCATGGTTATTAGATTTTACATCTTATTATGCATTTAGAAATAGGTATGCAGAAATGAAAACTATGCATGCTCATGGTAGGTCAATACAAGTTGTAGATAAATTTAAAAACTTAGGTGAATTATCTGAAACGTTAAAAGAATTTTCTTATCGTGTATT